GGCGATCATCATACACCGTATGATTTCTCCTTGATGGAAACGTTTCAGTTCTATCCGACTCTGACCTGTACTGGTAATAACCGGACGTGGACCGAATGTCCAGTCGGCTATCAACCAACAGTGCCAGATCCACGTGCACATTTTCCTGCTCCAACCTTGTTGGACAGGAACAATCTAGCGTGGAAGATTCTCGCGCATACGAATCCGTCGCGACCTCATGTGAGTGTCCCGACGTTCATTGCCGAGATGAAAGACCTACCTGGACTAGTCATGAACGCGGGCGCCGGACTATTGAAGGCCGTCGCCCAGGGCTACCTCAGTTGGAGGTGGGCCCTGAAGCCCATGATTAGCGATCTGCAGAAGCTTTGGAGGTTCCAGCGTGCGGTAGATGACCGTACGACGTGGCTGATGAAGCTTCGTGCAGGGCAAACGTTGAGGTGTAGGACAGATCTTGGTGTAACCGAACATCTCGACGCCCCCTTAGTGAACCAAGCGGTTCACTCAGAGGGATGCGGGATCACGGGAACATTCACGACTGGTTATAAGATGGAAGAATGGGGCACGGCGCAGTGGAAACTGCTGCCCGACTCATTACTTCCCCAACTTGGGTACGCACCCCTTCGAAAGAAGGCAATGGCACTCACGTTCGGTATAACTGATCGCGAAATGTTAGCTGCGGCTTGGGAATTAACCCCCTGGTCCTGGCTGGCTGACTGGTTTGGGAATACCGGCGATTTAATCGCCGCTACGAACAACTCAGTTGGCTGCACCTGGAGCAAGATTTGTTATATGCGCAAGAGCTTCGCAAGTCGCTCTTGTGTGTATAACGAGTCGTTATCCAATGCGTTCGCTATCGCTGGCCTCCGTGGTCAGCGCTACAACCTTCGGATGACACGCAAGGAACGCTATGTTTGCGTTCCCGTACTGCCTGCTCCTTTTCCTCAACTGCCCATATTAACTAGTGGGCAGTGGTCGATCCTAGCAGCACTCGCTACCCAGCGCTTTGCGCGCTAGGGTCTCAGTGACTGTTAGGAGAAGTTCCATGTTGGGCAACACCCTTACCATTCCTCAAGCCGGCGGTGACAAGGTTCTCATCAAGATCAATCAAGACGGGTACTCATCCGAGTACCTGTTGCGAGAGACACTTGGTGAGTACCGTGCGAAAATCCGACACACTAACGTGGGTCAGACGACGCAGCGCCCTTACGTAGCCGATCGGCACAACTTCGAAGTTGTGCAGACCGTCTTCGCGGCTGGTGACGTCCCGCAGTATGAACGAAAGTTCTACTTCGTGATCGAAACCAAGCCAGGCGACACCGCGACCACTTTGGCAGATGCTGTTGCGGATCTGATGATCCTCAGCACGAATGCCTTCTTGGTCAGCTTGAATGGATGGGAGTCGTAGTAGACCCATGCCTACCCTGTAACGGGAGGCACTGTTAACTTGTAGTTAACTCGGATCTGCTGCGCAACCTTCCATGGTGGGAGGGTGAGGCCTGACAGCATGGGACATTTGCCACTTTTTAAGGGTGACTATGTCTAAATGCCATGTCAGGGAACTCCAGAACTTGTGGGAAGGCATCTTGGAAGATGCCTCTCACTCATTCCCGACCCTGAGAGACGAATTCGAGAGAGATCTCGCCCGTCTCCAGAGAACCGTGGCTCATAGGGGAATTCGAGTTTTTCTCGAAGACCTCCCTGAGATTGGCAAACACCTTGATCAGTGTTTGTCATGCGGCCAGTACAGTTTATCAGGGCTGCCTCTAACCAAGAGGTACTCTAATAAAGTAGTGATTCCTAAGTTTCTTAGGGGACTCTACTTACTGGTTTTTCACGATTCGGGTCAACTGAAGGAGGATTGCAATGTCGAAGCTCTTTTCTTCGTCCGCCAACTCACGAAGGCATTCAAGAAAGGAAACCTCGCTTGCTCCGCGAAAGCCAACGAAAAAGAAGTCGTTGAGTTCTTCGCGGTCGACAAGGAGCTCCCGGAACCCGAAAGGTTCTGGGAAACCCAAGACGCCAAGGGATGCGTCGGATCCAACAGCTTTCTTGACTCAGCTGAGCAAGATCGCGGAGGATGCGATAATGGCAATAGCGGCCCATCAGGGCCACTTGCCAGCATTCCTCAAAATGTCTCTCTTTGCCAGACTGGCGGCGAATATCCCACACAGGGATACTCTTCACCAGGTAGTGGACTGGGTCCATCCGGGCCCGGGCAACTACACACGGTCGGAAGTCCTAGGACCGATGACGGAACAACAGTTCCGTCAGTGGACCAAGGATCAAACCGATCCGAAGCCATGGCAACACGAGGGGTAAAGATCTATGAAGGATTCAGTAGATCCCCCCTCTATGCGAGACGAGTTGCGTCTCAGCCTCCGCTTACGCGAAGGCGATTGTCGGTCCTCCTGGCAAGACTTGACTTCGTGTCAAATCTTGTTACCGCCACGCTCGGACCCTATGATCCGAGTCTATGGTGGTTCAGGCACGGACCAGGTGCTGTTTCAGAGTATTCTGGACCTACCAACAAGTACTGTTGGACTAACTGGTCAGATACCCTGGAATCCGAGTACCCAATTGCCGACTGTGGTTTCCATAGTCATAGCAGTTGGGCGGACAGAGTTCACTCTGGCCGAGAAATTAGCTCTCACGAGCTTCGATCTCGACTATTGTGTGTCCCGAAGACCTACTCGAAACCGCGACTCATTGCCGCGGAGCCGAGCGCTCACATGTGGTGCCAACAAAGTGTCTGGCATTACTTTGCGAGACGTAGCAAATCTTCCTGGCTTAATGAGTTTCTTCGCTTCCGCGATCAAACTCTCAACCAGGATCTTTGTTTACGTGGATCTCGTGATGGCTCGATGGCTACGGTAGATTTATCTGCCGCCAGTGATCGAGTCAGCTGTCATTTCGTAGGACAGTTGTTCCGGGGGAACCCGGGACTACTAAGGGCCCTACGAGCATCTCGTACCCATTTCGTACGACAGAATCTGAACCCTCGGGTTCCAGAATTTGTCGAGTTGAGAAAGTTCTCAACAATGGGGAACGCCTGCACCTTTCCCGTCGAGTCCCTTGGGTTCCTATCCATCGCCCTGGCTAGTGTGTTAACAACACGTCGGCTAGCAGCGACAGTCCGGAACCTTCGGTCCCTTGTCGGTGAGGTGGCCGTCTTCGGAGATGACGTAGTCATCCCGGAGGACAGTCGGGAGCTTTTCGTGGCCGCCCTTGGAGTTTTACACTTCAAAGTCAACGCCGCTAAGTCATTCTGGACCGGGAGGTTCAGAGAGTCTTGCGGTGTCGATTCCTTTAACGGGGTCAATGTGACTCCCGCTTATTGGAAGGCGCCCTACGACAACAAACCAGAGTCGTTAGCGAGTACGGTCGAGTCGAGCAATAACTTTTACCAAAGGTTCTTGCTTTGCACGTCCCGGTACCTCGCGTCGACACTACCGGGATCCGTCCCAATGGTAGATCAGCGCTCTGGAGTCTTAGGTCTTCACTCGCGATGCGGTGTGGATGTTAGACGGCTGCGAAGCCGTTACAACATTAACCTTCAACGCGACGAGCTTTTTGTTGCTACGTCAGTGACGAAGCAGCGAAAGGTGCCGACCTGCGACGATTCTGCGTTACTTCAGTACTTCACTGAACAGCCGTG